GGCTATCATTTTCCTCTAATGCTTGCTGCCTAACTTTCCACGGTATATGACGTGGTAATACTGGTTTTAATTCGGATACATCAACTGCTTTTTCCGGTTCCGGCTTATGTAATACTTCATTTAGTAAACGATCTTTCTCAAGTTCGAGTCTAGCAATATACAGTTTAAGAGATTCACAAGATTGGCAAATAGAAGCTTCACGCTTTTCCTCAGCACATTCTTGACAGTGTGGTTGGAGGATGTGATGTAACCAATTAATCATCTGTGAAACCTTTTGACCATCTTATAAATACTATTCTCATTGGATTCTATAATTCTTGCATTACGATAGAATGCTGTCCAATCCTGAGTATTCTGTAGCTGCTGAACTAGTGTAGCTTGTTTAAGAACTCTTTGAAATTCTTCACCGGCTTCATTAACATAACTATCTGCTGTATCACATGCATATCTTAAATCATCATATGCATCATCACCTTCAAACTCAGCAACATCTTCAGCCGCTTTGCCGCTCTTAGGTTTTGCATCATAATTACATGCCTTAATCGCATCTATCATAATAGGACAACAATTAGGATGGCCATCATGGCTATCTTCTTTACATAAAAAAACTTGAAGTTTTGGAATATTTGTTTCCTCTTCTGGAGGATTGAACATTGCTAAATAGGATTTATATTCATCTAATGGTTTATTCCTCAATAGAAACATTGCATGTACTTCACTATAAATTGGCATCTCACTCTGGGGAACGACTGGTTTTGCCTTCCACCTAAGATATTCATGAACTAACATCTTACCGGCTATCCTACTTCCACCCGAATTAACTGATAAATCAATTGGATGACCTAATGCTTCTTCTATCTGTTGCTGAACTGTATGTTCTGTACCTCTATCTTGTCTAGCTGATGCACAGAATTTAGTTGCTTTAATGTTCTCTCTTTCTTCAAATGACTTAACAATTGGTGCCCATTCTGAAATCTTTGTCTTATACCAATGTAGCTCTCTGTATAAGTATAAACGTCCAGTTGGTGATACAGCATACCAACCAATATAAGTCATAGCCGCAAATCCCCAGTCGCCAATCACAAAACGTGGCCACCAATCGGGGATATCGAACGGCTCTACTACATGTAATGCATTCTCTGGCTCATCTGGATAATGCTTATCTCTAAACTCATCAAATACTTGTCCAAGATATGCTGACCAATCTCCATAGAGCTTAGCTTTCATTTCAGCATCTGGTCTACCTTTTAATGACTGCTCATAGGTAGGATCAATATGCTGTTCGTTATCTTTTAATGTAGCATGTATATAAACTCTAGCATTACCACCTTTGCCAATTATTTTCTTCCCACCTTCTGGGTATGGGTCAACGAATCTTTTCTTGACAAAGACGTGTCCAATACCTCCTGGCATTCCGGCGGCTCTAGTGATACTTGGTAATCCTGAATCTTTTGGTGCTCTATTACGTTCAAAGGCAATGTACAAATATATGTATTCTGTTGCATTGGTAAGCTCGTCTGGAGTGAATAACGAGATTTCCATGGAATCATAATTATGTACATCTTTTTCTAACTCACAATGGCCCATGAAGATTTGAGCACCAGCATTACCCCTAATTCCTGCTCCATACTGATCTTCACGTGGGAATGTCCAAACCATATCAGTGCCATTATAAGTGGCACCAAATTTACTGTATATCTCACGACTTCTTCCAATAACTTCTTTCTTTAAGTCTTTGTAAGTCCGACGCATGAACACTTGTTTGAAAAGTGGATGTTCATGCCATCTGTGGGAAATACCATATACCAATAATATGTCGGTTTTACCACTACCAGCACCACCCCCATAGAATCCCTCTTTTATACTTGTAGGTATCGCAAGAAATTCTGCTTGTTTATCGTTAGGCTTCCAATACTCCTTGTCGAAACTCATTAGCTAGTTATTAGGTTTCAATAGAGAACGCCAGAACTTAACATCTTCAATATACCAATCCCACAATTGTTTCTTAACTTCTGGAGTTTGCCCCTCAACGATGACTGTAACTAGCTTCGTTAGCTCAGTTATTAAGTTAATAATAGCCGTTATTGGGTCCATAATATTAAATCTTAGGTTTAGACTCTACAACGACTGGTATATTAATACCAAACAATCTACCAACTCCAGTTCCAACATAAAGTGGCAACGGCTTATGAACATTTAGATTCTCGGATTCACCAACAAATTTAGAATTGATGGCTTCCATTCGCAATCTGTTAGCTTCGATAACAGCTTTTAGCTCATTAATTTGTTGCTGTAAATCATTTATTGGATCTGGTATAGGTGGTACTGGATCTGGATTTGGTAATGGTGGCGTAGAGTCTGTGAACCCAATCATCCATTCTGGATTAGTCATTACTCCATCGTCAATCCACGTTGAACCAGAATCAGTTAGTACATCAAAATGCTCTCGTGTATCTGGCCAACAAATAATATCAGATGGAACGAAATCAGGATCTCTTTCTGTCTTAATTAGATAACCCCACTTAGCACCAGTAGAGGGAAACTCTAGCTTATTTAGTTCTGGCAATAGTATGCCAAGTAAATACTCTCTCCTAACATCATCATTAGGAAATGAGCCGCTAACGAGATTTGATGGCGGATGTGAAACCCAAATCTGGCTAACCCAAGTTCTTCTATTTGGTGCGTTCATATTGTATGTTTGTAATTTTGTATGTTTATGTCTGTTCCGTCAAATAAAGCGTCGGCTACGCAGCTTCAACAATCGACTGAACATTCAACTTACCAACTACAGCACCGGCACCAGATGCTAATGTAATAACTACTTCTGAATTGATAACACCAGATATAGGAGTTCCTAATGCACCAGGACCAGCCGCTGTTATGTCAATATCTAATTCAACTACTGATCCGGTTGTACTAGTAATAGTTAATCTACCACCAGTAGGAGCCGCTGTGTATGACCATTGAATACCATGAATAACATGGCGTTTGACTTCACCTGTTGCAGGAGCGGCTAATGTAATTACAGCAGCAGTAGCAGCAACAGGTGTATGTACACTATTAATAACATTTTGTGGTGCTACTCCACCACCGCCAACTTGTTTAACAAGCATCTACTTAATCCTCTTAATCAAATTAGTAGCCATCAATCTCACCACCACCAGTTAATCCACTCATACCAGTCATTGCACACCAGAACTCACCACTAGGAGGATTATTACCACTTTCTAGAATGATGAAGTCTCCATTCTCCGCAGTAAGAAAGTCTCCATTCTCAGCTACTAGAAAGTTAATCATGCAGTTCTCTTCCACATATTAACTACGATATAAGGTTGTACGTTATTATGTGGTAATCCACCACCAGATGATTGATTTACTGCTGTTGCAGCATTAGCTAACTCAGGTGCAGTAGTGGCTCTTGATGCACCACCTGTAGCAACTGATGTAACTATATGAGTTCCTGTAATTGCTGGAGTAGCACTACCTTGAACTTGAATTGTTGGATGTGTATGAGGATCTTGAATATGTGTATGACCTGGCATTTCTGGTCTGGTTAGCGTATGAGTTAATGCACCACCAGTTTCTTCTAGTGTATCAAATTGTGCATCACCAGAATCTAACCCAACCATTACTCGTCCAACACCAAATGCAACCCAAGTTCCAAAATTGAAAAGTACTGCAGGACTAGTAGCTATTGTATTAATATAGATGGAACCAACTGGGTATATCTTATCCAAGAATAAGCCAATAGCAGCTTTCTTAGCCGTTGCCGACTGTACTATTGGGATAATATCAGATAAGTCAATTGAAGTTGCGGCTGGTAGTTCAGATAGTTTTACGTTTGCCATTTTGTTTCACAGTCTATAAATGCAACTCTTCTCAGTAATATAAATTATTACAGCTCCAGTATCTACTGAATACGCAAGTTTGTCACTACACTCGGGCGCGTTAGCACGAAAGGGGGCGAGCTTTTTGCACTCTCTAATACAACATCCATTAATGTGACTTCAAAATTCTGTACGCCAGATGGAGTTAAGGCTGATGTTACATTAGGAAATGTAGCTGTACACCTAACAACAATTGGTGCAGCTGTAGTCAAGACACAAGTATCAGTTAATACAAATGGAGTTCCATTTACATACAGTGTAGCCGTCCAGCCCTGCACCGTAGCGGCTGGTGAAGTATTTGGATAATCAAATATCACCTGAGCAGCCTGGGCATTTACTAGACTTGAGAACAAACAGAATGACACAACTAATAGAAACTTCCTCATTTAGGATTCTCCCTCTTCAACTCTTCAAGCCAAACGATAATGTCATCTCCATCACTTCTAACGTGTAGCTTCCCATCACCCTTAAGAGCCGTTCTTAACGCCTGATTAACATTTACTGTAGCACGTCCACCAACATCTGCTTGCTTGAGCCGTACTGCTTTAGTAGTAGATAATGTAGCACGTACAGCTTGTAATAACTCTTCTGTCAGCCACAAACCACCATGTTTAACTGGCCTTGGAACAAGCTCATACTTTGAATCATCTCCCATTGTTAACCTTATAAATTATTTTATTCCGATGGCTTTCTCTCTAGTTGTTCTCTAATTGTTCTGAGAAGTTCAGCCGTTATGACAGATGCTGCTGTATTCTCTTTGACAACCAAGACTAACAATTCAGTCTGGCCTTTCCAAAGCTCGGTAAAATGATGAACATCCTTCCTATAAAAGAAGAACATAAATCCAGCAATTATTCCACCAACTCCTAGACTTGATAAATACTTTATGAATTCATCATCCATTATTAAATCAACTTATGGCAAAACTTTAGCAAGTTCTTCGTTAAGTTGTGTCTTTGCATTCGTAGCTTCTAAAACTGCAACACCATATTCAGCATTTGCTTTTTCAACAGATGTCAATGCTTTATCTAGAACTTCTTTCTTCTGCTTTACATCAGCCACTGCTTTATCCAGCTTCGATGAAAGCTCGTTAAAGGTTAGTGTCTTATCCGGCGCAGATTTCACTTCACTCTTCGCAAAAGCGGCTTCAGTCATTCTAGTCCTCCGTTTAACCTTAGGTTTAGGTTTAGGTTTAGCTTTACTCTTTGCCATACTAATCACTCCAAACTATGTTACTACTCACGTGCGTAGATCGTTTCATAATGATTCTCATTGTTAAACTGTGGTGAGTAAATAATGAATACTGGTTTGTTTATACTATCATTCTTATTATTAGCATTTTCAGCATTGACAACTTTACTCATACTTTCAGCAATCCTTGCAAGTTGTTCAGGCTTTGAAGTTTCTGGCAATCTTGACTTCAACTCATCCATAGCCGCAATCATAATCCCAGCGGCCTTAGATTTGATGGAACCATATGCTAGCTTTTCTTCTAGATTATCTATGATGTCTTTTGATGTGGGTGGAAGGGAGGGGATTATGTTGGCAGGATTACCATTCTGGTCAATTTGCTTCGTGTTAGAAGCAGAACGTAATCTATTCAATAAGTTCATTGGTGAACTCATTCTTTCTGTAACTTCTTTCTCATCTAGTATCATATAGGCTTTCCTGTTACTCTCCTTAGCCGTTCTAATAATGTTCCAGTATGTTCTGGAAATCTAAACTTCTTCCTTGATACTTTCTCATTCTGAATAGCTTCAATTTGATTCCAGGGTATTACTTCTCTTACATCACCAAATCTACGCCCTAGCATATACTTCTTATACTTAATTACGAAATCTTCTCGATTGTCTTGATATGTTCCCTGGAATAAATGCTCATAATATATACATCCTTTACGATCACATTCATGACAAATTAAATTTCTTCCTAATATGTTGCCAACAAATAATTTATACGCTAATCTATGACCTATCTGATTATTGAAGCTACTATATTGAGACCAATCATCATCAATGACCCAGCATCCTCTATCCCTAAGAACTTTAACTTTATTTAATAAAGCCTCCGCCAAATCACGCTTATTGGGATCTACAAGTTTCTTCCTTAGAATTCCTTGTATCTCTCCATAATATAATTCTCTTACTTTAATATCATTTACAATACCAGGATTAATACTATCATCAACTAAAATTTCAGGCTTGTGGATTCTCCTCTTTCTCATGCCTCATTATACGCCCGTCCGGTTTTCCTGTCAAGTGTCTTAAAGTCCCAATAATTTCCAATTTTCACGATGATAATATCAACTTATGATATCCTCAACTTTTGTTTATTGGATGAGACTCTATTCTGTATTCATATTGTATTGGTGCTGTATTAGTAAATTGGTTTAGTATAAGACAGATAGATAGCTAATCTCCGCAAGAATCGTGCCATAAAGGAGGCTCATTTTGGAACATGTACCGGGGTAGTACATGTATTATAATAGAACATGGCATGATTTTTGTTGTGTTCTATAATAGAACAATTAGTGTAATATTTACATAGTATTTGTACCATTATGATACATGGCATGAGTTATGCGTGTGGTTAGAATACCACAACTGACTTGGCATGATAGATGCATGTGTCCTATTATGAGAATCATAAACCATGCCATGTGACATTAGTATGGCAAATGTATGACATTAATATGACATTACTGTGAAATTCACCATAAAAGTGACAATTTTTGGTTGACAATTTTTGCAAACTGACAATCTATGTCATATGTCCGGATATGAACACACTAGTAATAGTAGTCGTTAACAGGCGAGCCACAAGCTATTGTATAGTTATTTGATAACGGCTGGCACGTCTGATGCTGTATATCATGATGTCAGTCGCGGTTGGGTTGGGCAGAACTTGCCTTTACCTCATGAGAGCCGAAAGGCCCATTTAAGCCAAGACTGACGCTATAGCGGCTTGAAGTAGTAACCTTTAGGTTATCTACGATTGAGTAATACGCAAGCCGCTCTATCGTCTAAGTGAAACCGTGGTAAAGTAAAGGTCAGCCACCACTGAAATAGCTTAGACTAAAGGGACTAATAACCGTTGAAGCCGGTCAGGTCCACTTCGTGAGAATGTAAAGTCTCATGAGAGAATAATGAATATGGAATCTGTAGGTTGCCTAGATTGGAGTCAATTAATATGGCTTTAATTCAGCGCATCTACTCAACCGTTCCGCAATTGCAGAATGTTTTCATGAATCGAGTCAATCGTGCGGTTTCGATCTTTTC